GATAATGCCCTTAATCACCTGAACGCCGGAATAGCCCATTTTACTGATCTTCTCCGTATCGACGGTGCCAAAGGCTTTTTGCAGAGCAGACCCTACCTGGGGAGCGTATTCTTTAATGATGCGCAGATCGGCCCCGAAGCCCCCTTGCTTGGTGGATAGCTGCTGAAGCTGTAAACTAAGCCCCTTTAGTTCGTTCTTCCCTTTGCCAATACTGGCCAGGGCGTTGCCAAAGGCAAGCATTGACCGCTTCGAGAGTTCAGCCGAAAAGCCCGCTGAACGCAGGGCTACGTCGAACTGAATCGCTTCTTTGTAGCCAAGTCCCGGCAGTTTCGAAACCTGAAGTAGTTCATTCAGTCGGGCGCTGAGGGTTGTCGCGTTTTTTTCGAGCGTGGCCAGCCCCCGCGTGAGGCTATCCATCTCCGCGTAGGCTTCGACCGATCGCTCGGCAAACAGCCCTAACGGGGCGGACAGGGCCAACGACAATGATGTCCCAATGCGGGTAGCCACGTTGCCAAACCGCTCAAGTCTGCCCGATGCCGAATTTAAGGCCGCATCCAGGCGGTTTAAATCAGCATCCAAGACGAGGGTTAAGCGTTCAAACATGGCTAGTTGTGTTGATGGCCGAACAGCATGTTTAGCTGCTCAATCATAATGTGGGGCGGGATAACTGTATCGATGCTGGACGAAGTGGCGGTTTCGTCGCCCGGCAGCGGCATAAGTTCGTGCCGTTTTTTCTGGTGCTTCTTTTCGACGTTCAGGTTATGGGTCAGGTGATACAGTTCCCGCGTCATGCGCCAAAACTCAGTCTGCCGCCTGCGGTAACCGTTGATCGTTCTGGCCCATTCCCAGACCGTTAGCCGCCAAAAAGCGAGAGGTGGAATGCCCACCTCTCCAAGTCCCTGTTCTTCTATTTCTCGCCACTCGTCTCGCCAGCTTTTTTGCTGGCTCTCGACTTTCCCGAATCTGTTTCGGTTGTCGTGGTCGCTACCGGTGCCGATGGATCAGAGAAAGCCGTAAACGAGCCCTCAAACGCGCTCATTACCGCTTGAAAAGCGCCGGGTTTGTCGAGCGTTGACAAGATCTGCTCTTCGTTGAAATCAAACCGGGAGTTGCCAAGGGCGGCTTCGGACTCGGCGCCCGCCTTCACCATCTGCAGCATGACATCAATCTGATCTTCCTGCGCCTTTTCCTGAATGATTCGTGGCAGGTCTTTCAGGCTGCACTGAAAAGTTTTGCAGAGTCGGCGCACTGTTGCCAGACCAAACCGCACCGGCACATCAATACCATTGGCGGTGGTGAGTACCAACGCGCCTGTTTCGTTCGTTTGCATAATTAAGCAGTGATTGTGGCGGCAGTAACTGCGCCGTCGGATGTTAGCGTGAAGGATACCGTCGCACCTTGCTCTGTAGCTGCCGTTTGCACTAGGTTTGTTACGTGATAAAACCCTTCGTGTTTAGAGTCACCCACTACGCCGGTTGAAAAGAGACACTTGACCGACGCTGTACCGTCGTAAATGGCAAAAAGTTGATTGTAAGACAATCGCCCAGTGGCCGGCGCGTAATTAATAAATGCCTCACAAGTGATTTCGCCCGACTTAAACGAACTGATTCGTTTTCGCCACGCGGCTGAATCTTTCGATGTTGTCTCGAATGTGTCTTTCGAAAACGTGTTGGTCACCGTCGTTTCTTCGCTGACCAACAGCGGAACCAGTGGATTGCCTTGGTAGATACTCAGGCGAAGTAGTGAACCGTTAAAGGCCATTTCTATAGCTGTTTAAGCGTGTGACTAACTGTGATAATTTTGCGAATGATGGTGTCGGTACTCGTAAGCGTTGGCGCGTCCATGACCCGCTCAATGATGGTATTCCAGGACTCGAACCCCTCAACCTCCAGCACTTCGGCGGTTCGGGTTGGTTTGAGTAGGGCCGTAATCAGGTTAGCGATTTCGGACGTGGGGCGTCTACTGTTGATGCCTACCGGTTGCCTAGCGACCACATCCAGGTTGATTTGTCCGGACTGGTGAAAGTTGTCCTTTACGCTGAGGTTGCGGCTCTGCCACGGCCCGATAATGACGTAATAGCCCTGAGCATCGTTGGTGGCCTGCATATCATAGAGCTTCACTGGCTTACCCGCGTATTGCAGGTCTTTCAGTAGCTTTTCGTAAGCAGTACGCAAGGCAAGGGACGCATCAATCATCGTAAAAAGCTTCGTATCCGGGCGCGAACCTCGGCAACGTGTTTATCTCTGTATTTTAAAAAGGCCGGTATCATGTAGGGCTGCGGAGGGCGGTTAATTATCCGTATTCCTTTGCCCCGAAACTGACCAGCCAATTCGCTAAACCCTTCTGGGATTTGCACTAACCCGCTACTGCCCAGTTCTACCAGCCATCCATAGGGAACCCCGACGAAAATATGGCCTGACAATCCGTTGTCGAGCAATTCGAAACTGATAGACTGCCGAAGTTTGCCCGTGTCAACCGGCGCATTTTGCACAGCGTCAGCGGTAATCAACCGGGCGCTGCTTTCGGTTACTTCGCGCACCGCCTGTCTGGTTTTTGGCGAAACGGCTAGAATAGCCCGCTGCACTAAACCCAAACGCGGTATCGTAATGCTACTCCGTGCCATCTCCCTGCTGCGATCCTTCGAGCGCCGTTACCAGCCACCGGGTGCGTTGGTTGTCGGCGTACACATACCCCTGCACACTGAGCCGCTCGCCCCGGTAAATGATCACATCACCCACCTTGGGTTCAAACGCTTTCGTTATCCAGTGCAGAAACGTGTAGCCCTGCCGGATTGTCGTCTGGTTGGCTTCGGCCAGCCGGGAGCTACCCAACAGCTTCACCTCCGCTAATGTTGACCAGCATTCCGGCGGTCCCGGCATATTGCCCGATGCGCCGTCCGGAATGGCTGCGACCCGTTCGTAGGTAATGCGTTCGGGCCGGATTGGTAGGCTTAACTGGCCCATGTCGTACGTCGGTAAGGCGCTGCCAGCATCTGCCAGTTGCGCACCGTGCTTGATTCGAACAAGTTAGCCGCTAATGCCTGCACCGCTTCGACAAGCCCCTGGGGCGCCGCACCGTCCGCATACCCCGCTTGGTAGCTCACCACCACACCGGCAGGGTAATTACCCGTCAGACGGGGATACGTTCCCCGAAGAGTTGGCAGCGTAAGCGCCGTGCCTGCGTAGGTCGTGCCCGCGTACGTCACACCACCCGATACCGGCCCCGGTAGATCCTCCCAGTCGTAGAGGGTTGAATAAGCGACCTCCACTGTCGATGGGCGAAGGATTTGCCCGGTGTGCCGTTCGACTATGCTGACCGCTGCCAGTAAGCAGTCGTTCAGCCGCTCGTCGTGCTCGTCAATGTCCAGAAACAGCAAGCGTTTCAACGCACTCAGCGCACCCAGCGTGACGGTCGCGTCCTGCGGGGTGATAGTGAGTTGAGGGGTTGCTGTTTCTGGCATGTGGTTACTTGGTAGCTTCTTTTGGAGCCGTTTTGTCTTCCTTGGTCTGGGCCTTCAGCGTTTTGTCTTCCTTGACCCCTGTTTTCAGATCGTCCTTTGCTTCCTCCGATTCGGCAATGGCTTCGTTGTCCTTTTTGGCCTCAGCCTCGGGAATGGCAGCCACCTCCTTTTCAATCGGCAAATCAGCGGCTACTTTGGTACGGGTCAAATCAACTACCAGTTCCGTTGCCTTTTCTTCGGCATAGGCACCATCATCGGCTCGTGCTTCTTTTGGCACATCACCCGTGCCCACTTTTTTGACCAAGCCAGCGGTTTCCAGTTCCTCAAAGCGAGAGGGCGTGACAAAGCCTTTTTGACCAGGCATATAGTGACCTTTGCCAATGTTGACGATGGTCAGTGCTTCAAATTCAATCATGTTTGTAGCAGAAGTTGGGTAGCTATTCATTAGCTACCCACGTTGAGAGGATTAAGCCGAAAGTGCGGTGACGCCTGCCGTGAAGGTTCCTTTTACAAAGCCCTGTGGGTAGTAGATAGGCAACGCCAAACGAGACGTTAGACGAATCGTTACCATGTCGCGGTCAAAATTGTCTTTGTTCTCGTTGGAGATAGCGATATTGACAAGACGACGATCAACAATTTCAGATGCGTTTACAAAATCGCCAACCAGGAAGTTGTTTTGCGCCATCGCCGTGGTAGGCAGAATGATGACGTTCATTACCCGCTCCGATGCCGTACCAGCCATGAAGATGATTGGCAGTACGTAGTCACCATTGGCGTTTTTGGTCAACGCCATCATGGTCATATCCTGCACTGAAATAACAGCCGCCGTGGCTGCATATTCGTTGATAGCCATCTGAGTAGCGGCCACCGCCAAAACATCCATGTAGTTGGCGTTGTTGGTCGGCTTAATCGTACCGGCAGCGAAAGCGGTAGCGCCTGTGTAAACGCCACGAATGTCTGTGCCAGTACCTGACCCAAACAGCAGTTGATTATCTTCTTTGTAGTCGTATTTCGACTTTAGACGACCTTGTACGTAGCCAAGTAGGCCTGGAATATCCTCCAGAATTTCGTTTGACAAATCCATTGCCGCAGCAATCTTTTTGACATCCGCCCGCTTTTGCTCCATTGTCATGTCTGACTTTGGAATGGCCGCACCCTCAGCAACTGTAGCCGTAGCGTCTGTATAGCTCGTTTCCTGGGTGTAATCCCATTTATCCGAACTGGTGGTTGTGCCGCGAAACAGCAATTCCCGCACGTGGCGTCTGCGCTCCATTGGCATAATGATGCCAGGCCGACGATCCGGCGCAATGACTTCGCCCGTTAACGAGGTAGTTTCCATGACGGCTTTCATGTCCATGTCGAAGTCCAACCGGCCCGACATAGACTCTTTCACTGCCTTGATTTTATCCTCCTGTGCTTTGTAGGATTTCGTAAACAGCGAGGTAAACGTTTCGTTGAGCGCTTTACCGGAAAGATCACCCCGGCCCAACTTCACCGAAATATCATCTAGCTGCTCTTGCTGCTTTCTGGTCAGATCCTGCGCTTCGTTGTATTTCTGGGTCAGCGTAGCAATTTCGCCTTTGACTGACTTGTCAATGCCGTCAATTGAGTCCTTAAGCTGACCGTTTGATTTTTCAATGCGCTTATCGAGCTCTTGGCCGATCTGCTCTAATGCTTTCTCATCCATGCGAGTAATGCGTTATTGGCGGTTTAAGCCTTTTGTAAAGGCAATTATTTGCTCGGCAGATAGCCCTTTGACGGCTTCCGGCTGCTCAGTGGAATTACCCGGCTGTTCAGTGGTGCGTGACGACAAGGCGAGGTCAATTGCGTCGCGGTTTTGTTCAAGAAGTTTGTAGGTATCGTCGGAGAGGTTGCCCTTGCGGAGTGCTTTATTGAGCATCTGCAGGACACCTTCTAAATCGATTTCAGATTTTACGTCGACAATGGGCGTGTTGAGGTTAGCTCCGTAGAAGGTTAGCGTAGAGCCTTCAAATAATTTTAGCTCCAGTAGATGGTTGCCGTCGTTTTTCTTCTGGCTTTTACCCGGAATCTCTTTGTAGCCAATCGAGTGCTCGAAGTTGTTCTGGTGCAACGCGCCAATCAGAACCAGGTCTGCGTCTGGTGTGCCCTTCCAAAGCTGGGACACATAGCGAAGCCCGGTCGCGTCTTCGCTCAATTCCTTAAAGGTGCCGATGGGGCGACCTAGATTGTGATTCAGTAGGTGCTTGATGCGGTTTGCCTTACCGGGACCGGATTCGGCAATCGTTTTGGCGAAAGCACCGGGATGGATAATATCGCCGTCGCTGTCCAGACTGCCGAAATGAGCCAGATAGCCCGTAACGACACCTTTGGTTTCGTCAACGTCAGTAACCGCAGAAGATGAGTCTTTATAAAGCCACACGGCAAACCTTTCTAGGAATTGAATGCCGTGAAGTTGCTTACAGAGTGAGGGGTGTTACATAACCGCCGGGTAAGGTGGCTCTATTTTTTAGAGCGCCGAAAGCAGCTTAATTTATTTCTGAAGATTTCAACATCCATGTACCGCCGGTGCCCGAAGAGTTGCTGGTATAATTGCTCGGTAGCTTCGTAGGCTGCGGATTTGGTGCCGTCACTGCGTCTAATTGGCTTTAGTTCGCTCAATTTCTGCTCATAGACGCCGATAAAGCCTTCTAGCGTTTGAAAATCAACGCAGAAATCAATCCAGGACTTTGCTTCGGCAGACAGCGGCAGGGTAGGAATTTGGGGCATAAAGAGCGGTGAAAAGTGGCTCTTTAAAGTTCGCAAGATGGTTGCGGAGGGGTGGTAATGAAATGTTACTTTTTGTTGACCGGGTGCTGGTTGTAATACGCATTCTTCCAGGCTCCGTGTGATTCGTAGCGCGTTGTGTTAAACAGCCGCTGGTGGACTGCTTCAGCGCATTCATGGGCCTTCGTCTGCGTGAGTCCGCAACTTTGCAGTGCTTCAACCACTTGGTGAAACTCGCCGGCATCCATCTTAGCGGTAAAGGCGGTACTCATGGTTGCAGTTCGACGTATTGGGGGTTGATCGTGCCGGGTACGTAGACGCCGATGGATTGCAGGTAGGCAAAAACGGCGGCTTCGTTGTAGGTTGCCATTTCGCTTCCATCCGAGCCATCACCACTACCAAACATACCGCGCTCTGATATCCAATAGTCATAGTGTCCTGAACTGCCATCCGTTCGCAAAAAGTGGCTCAGGTACAATATTGGATCGTCACCATTCCAATGCGGGCGTCGTATCTCATCTACAATGCGATCTACTTCGCCACCGAAGGCAAATTCCGCCAACGTAAACACCTCTTCATCCGTCAACGACCCAATCGAACGGAGGTGGAGTTTGATAAATCCTACCTTATAGCCCCATATATTGTCCAATGCGTCAACGTTCAATGGGTGCGCATTATAAACATACCCATGCTTATTAGGGAAAGAACAAGTACATGAATTAAGGTATGCCGCAATGTCGCGTAGGTCTTTCTTGGTCAGCATGGCTTCTCGTATTCTTTTTGGCGACGTTGGCGACCCTCTTTAAAGCCTTCATAAAACTTAGATCGCACTCCACTGAACCACAACCAACTAAGCCCCCATGCGAGGAAGATTAGAAAGCCAACCCGGCCCCATGTACTCCACATGCCGGGATTCAACTCCCACGAAACAAAACTGGCGAGCAGGTAACAGACGACAAACCCAATTAAGTAGTTGAGCGCTTTCATTTTTTGACGTAGAGGTGATAAAAGTCTGGAATCGATTTAACCACTATGTAAGTGCCCATAATTGCAATCACACTATTGAGGACTGGCATTAATGCACAATACGCCACTTTTTGAATAGAAAGTTTATGATATATAGCCTTCAATTCAAGCTGATCAGGCTCAGGCATTAACCCGTAGCAGTACCACGCGGCAGATGCGTTTATAAAATTGACCAATGCCGAGCCGATGTAGAGGTAAAACAGAATTTCAATCATACACCAAATGGATTAATTGCTGGAACATGCACCGCCACGCATCTGCAGTTACACACGTTAGCTGCCCCGCCCGCCGGGTCGCCAGGGTAGGCCATGAGCCGCCCGCCTACATTGAATTTCTCGCCTTTCGCTACCCGCTTGCCGTTCATTGCCCGGTGAGAATCCCGCGTTCTGGTATCCCTAGTCGCTATCCACTGCTTCACGAGTTTTAGACCCGACGATTCAGCTCCCGCTTCGTGACCGGCGTTAGCGGCCCTGGTCGTCTCGGTTCGGGCAATGAGTGAGGCCCGGCTGGTGCTAGTCACAGCAGAACGCAATTTGCGGGTGAGTTTTCGAATGTCCCAATTCTCGCTAGCGCTCTGCGTGAGCACATCCCGCACGTACTGCCGGGTGCGCTCCGCCATGCCCGTGATACGCGACGCCGTTTCGCTACTTCGAGCCAACGCGATCATCTTCTGCCGCCACGATTCGGGGAACAGGCCCAGCGTCAGATTGCCCCGCGTTGGACTGGGCGTTAGCTCCCGATCCTTCGTGGCGACCCCAGCCAGCACAGCGCTCTTTTGCGGCACCAGGCGCGTGTACTCGCGTTCGGCGGCACTACCGCCTACTTGGGTGTAGATGCGCTCCAGTAGTACAGTAAACGCGCTATCGGGTACGGCGTAGGGCAGCATCAGCGCCAATACTTCGGGATTGCTTCGGTTCAGTTGTACGACCACGTTGTTTGCCATCTCCCTAAGCGCCACCCGTACCAACCGGCGCGAGATACGCTCCTGCTGAACAAGCCAGCGGGCGTACGATGCGTAGTAGGTGCGGGATTGGTTGCGGTTCATATTAATCTTGTCCTACCTCTTCTTCGCTTTCCACTTCATACCAATCCCAGCCAAATATTTGGTGTGTTGTATTGTAGGCGGTTTTAAGTAAATCAACGAATAGCGAGGCCAATACACCGTAATGCAATAGAGGAATGAAGGACAACACAGCAATCATAAAAGACGGGTTCATTGGCGACATTTCATCCTCCCAACGTTCCCAAGGCTTTTTAAACGAACGCATATCAACAGCGTCAATCAAGTACACAAGTCCAAAAAGGCAGAGTGTAACTACACTGGGCAACACCCAGAAAAAGAATACCCAGTTATTCGTCATTCTTCTATATCATTTTCAACTACTTCCAACTGCTTACTCTCACCCACTGGCACCGATTCATCCAGAATCACCAGCATGGAAACGGTAACCGTTGCCACTCGTGGTCGACGCATGGCCATATCGAGCGGTTGGCTGATTGAGCAATCAATTTGCTCAGGTACTTTAATGCCATCTGGAGTGTATAAGATGAGTCGACCATCCTCAACACGCAGGTGCCACGCACGTTTTTCAATATTGAAACTTGCCATATCCTTTACTCCCGGTTGAACTTGCGTTGTTTGGTTAGATAAAATCCTTTGCATTCTGGGCAGTAGTACGCCCGCCTTGGCCGGACTGCCTTCGCCCGCTGCTTGATCTTGTGAAGATCCGTTACCGCAATCTTTCGACTTAAGTATTTTCGTTTCTCGCACATGGCCGGGCGGGGTTAGTAGGTGCCGTCGTTAGCCGGGTCGGGTTCGTTTGAGCCAGCGGCAAAGTCAGTGACGGGGACAAGGTTGCTCTGCACGGTTGTTACGTCCATTTCGGGCGAATCAATACGGCTATAACCAGCGGCTTCCCGGCGTTCGTTGATCGATGAACCCATTGCAGTCATCCAGGCCATAAGCTTGGCCTTGTCAACCTGCAACTCGGGAAACACATCGGTGTTGAACTCGATGTATCGTTGTATCGATACTGAGCATTGTACGCAGGCAGTAGCCAATCATTCAGCTTATTGCCAAACAACGACAGGTCGGGTAGGACGCCCGTACGGATGCTCTGCTTGTCAGCTTCTTCCTTATTGGCGAAGGTCGAACCAGACATTGACGAAAACACGCTAAGTACATTGACGCCCATTAGGGCTGCGTAGTCCTCTTTACTGACCTGGGTTGATTCAATGATGTTGAGGTCGACCGGCGACATACCAATTTCAATAGCCCCAATTTCTACGTTGAATCCAGCCACGCCATTGGTGCCCGCCTGCCGCAACTTCTTACGGAGCGCTTCGGTTG